CAGCGTTCCAGCCGTTGTAGGGCTTAGGTAAAGTTGCTGCCCATCCGTGTAAGCAGATGTGTTGATGTTGGTGATGGTTCCAATGAGCGTGACGTTGCCATTGGAATTGTTTGAAATGTTGGCCGTGACCAAGCCCAATGTTTGTGCTGACGTTGGGTCACTGGTTGCGATTGCCTTGCTTACAGTGGAAATTTGACCAGTGGCCCCGCTGATATATACCGCAGTGCCTTTTGTGAGCGTTGCGCCCGTGGTGTTACGAACAGGCAGCAGGACGTTTGAAGTTGAACCAGCGACAGCAACAGACAGATCAATAGCTGTCGTACCTGTGATCGTGACAGAGCCATCAGTGGATGCAATAGTTTGAACAGCAGTGTCGGCTTTAGCGCCCTGGGCCGCTGTAGCGTATGCAGAAGCATCTGTGGTGGCCGCAGTGCCTAAGCCAAGGGCTGTCCGCGCTCCAGCAGCAGTAGTAGCGCCAGTCCCGCCGTTAGCCATAGCCAACGTGCCACCAAGCGTGAGAGTGCCGCTTGTTGTTATCGGTGAGCCAGTAAACGTAAGGCCAGTTGTGCCGCCAGATGCAGCCACGGATGTTACCGTGCCAGAGCCACCTCCGCCAGTGGCCGCAATAGTGAAGTTGGGATAGGTTCCTGTTACAGTGACGTTTGTTCCAGCCGTCAGCGATACGACTTGATCCGGCGCAGTGTTGGTTACCGTGATTGAGCCAGTTGTTGTAATCGGGCCACCAGAAATACTGACACCTGTGCCAGCAGTCAAACCGATGCTGGTAACTGTCCCAGTATTGGTGGTGTAACCAGCAGGGTTCGTGGCATTGTATGGAGTGAATCCAAGCGCCGTCGTTACATCGCCAGATGTGATTCCTGTGATGTAACCCGCCGTATCCAGCGAATATGTGTTTGCAGCAGTCTTGCGGACCAAGCCAACCGTTCCAGCTAAGGCAGCAATAGCCGTCAAATCGCCATCTAGGGGCTGATATGTAGTTGCTGCTGTCGCACTGGTGAGATACGGCGAAAGCGCAGATGCTGTAATATAACCGCTTGGGTTCGTGGCGTTATATGGCGTGTATCCAAGGGCGTCGGTAACTTGACCAGATGTCAGCGCCAAAGTTCCGCCAAGGGTCAATGACCCACTGCCAGTTACCGATCCTGTCAGCGTAAGGCCACTAACTGTGCCAGCGCCAGATACAGATGTGACTGTTCCAACATTGGCTGTGTAACCAGCCGGATTGGTTGCGTTGTATGGCGTGTATCCAAGAGCCGTTGTGACGTTTCCAGATGTTAATGCCAGAGTCCCGCCAAGGGTCAAGGAGCCGCTTGTGGTAACGCTGCCTGTAAGTGTTAGGCCACTAACTGTTCCAGCGCCCGTTACACTGGTTACAGTTCCGCCACCCGCTGCTGCGGTAGTTTGTGTTGTTCCGTCTGGAAACCTGAATCCGCCAGTTGTGCTTTCAATAATTCCAGTAGCTGTGACAGTTCCTGTTTTCCCGACGATAAATTTGGATGCACCATTGATTTGTAGGTCAAGCAGCTTTGATCCAGACGCACTGGCAGTATCAGTGGCATTCAACTTGATACCGTTGAACGAAATACCCGCATTATTCCAAGTGTCAGTCAGGTCGTAGATAAATGCCATTGGGATTCCCTTCGCGCCGTATCTTTAGCACTTTATGACTTAGCTGCCAACTGAGTATTGTATCGGAACTCAGCAATCAATAGAATGTCACCCCAACAGGAATGTTAGTTACATCAATCACCAGCAGTTTTGAAGGCGTGTCCCAGTCAGGCGGCACATTGTAACTGCTTGAATCCCCAACAGTTATAACAACGTCGTCAAAACTGACGCCTGATGTGTCCACTGTTTGAAAAGAGTTGCTGAGTATCCCACCATATAAGTCGCAGTCATTTATTATCCGAAGTGACGAGCAATAACTGAATCCATCCCATATTTCTGGCCCACCAGTATCATAGCAATAAACATCTCCCCGTATGGCGTAACCGCCCATTGAAGCATTGGCGATTGCCAAGTTTTTGCCAGTGTGCGTAACAGTGGCGCTACCTGTCAGCATATTCAGAACCTGCATTGGGAAGAAGTTGCTATTAAACACTCTTTGCCCACTGGCGTTAAATATCTCTATTCCATATGCCCCTGCGTTTGCTGGCAAAGAGGCTGCATAATCAAAAATATAGTAAGTGTATGAAGTGCCTATCGGTGCGCTTGTAACGTATGTGCTTCCACCCGCTTTGGCTACGTTATATCCAGCCATTTTTATCGCCACGATAGGGTTTGTCATGCCGCTTACATCTACGGTAAGCGAAGATGGGGAACTATTGCCTACTACGCGAGATACTGTAGTTCCAGTCCCGGTCTTTCTGCAAAACCAGCAGATCATTTCGGAGTTGGCTTGCAGGGTTCCGTCCGAGGCGTATATCTCTATTCCATAAGCCATATTCAAAATATCCCATAAGTAAAAGTTGTGTCCGGCCTTGTCAGGAAACCTGGGGACGAAGCCCCATTAGGGAAACTCCATGTCAATACATTGCCACTAATGCTAAATACCGCAGTGTTTCCATCTGGATCAATGCCGCCAGTTATAGGCATGGCAAACGGAACATGACCCGAATATGCAGTAAACCTTGCGTCGGTGATTGTTCCAGACACTGCCGTTCCGGTGTGGGTATTGCCTATACTTGCAACGCCAAAAAACTTAGCAACCTTGGTAGTAATGCTAATTGTTTTGACGCCACTGGAGTTCCAAGCCTCTAAGCCAAAAGCCATATCAATGCCCCCTAAAGACTTAGATCGCCAATCTTAACACGAACTGTACCACTGGTATCGAAGACCTTTATGATGTTGTCCTTGATCTCAGTTCTCGCGCCAGTAGTAGCCGTCCGCAGTGTACCAATCGTCGCTGTGATGGCGGATAATTCAGTAACATTTATTTTAGCTGCGGTCACAGCACCAGCAGCTATTTCATCCGCAGTTATAGCGTTGCTTGCAATCTGTGTGGCAGTGATTGTGTTCGCAGCGATTTCGTTTGCCGTAATAGTGTTAGCCGCGATGTTACCCGCTGCAATTGTACCAGCCGCAATCCTTGCACCCGTGATTGTTGCCGCAGCAATTTGCGTGGCAGTAATAGTGCCAGACGCAATATCAGCAGCGACAATCGTATTTGCCGCAATTTCATTTGATGTAACAGAGCCAGCCATCAATTTTGCAGTTGATATGGCCCCATCAGTGATCTGAGTTCCGGTAATCTGACCCGTCAATTTGGCGGCAGCTATCGCGGCCAACTGGCTATCTGATAGCTGTCCTGTAATCTTAGACGCAGCCAAGGCTGCAATCTGCGCATCAGCCAAAGTCCCAGAAATATCAACCGCAGCGACTGCCGCTGTCCACGCCGTTCCATTGTAGCGATACAGCTTATCGTCCGTTGTAAGAAAGACGATCCGGCCTTCAAACAAGTTAGTTGTAGGCAGCGTAGCAACGATTTCGTAACCGCCCTTTGCCTTAGATAGCGAAAAGACTTTATCAACCGTTATGCCAGTATAGGTTCCCGAACCAGTGGCGCGGATTGTAAGGCTGGCTGTGTCCTCGCCATCATCAAATCCACCAGTTACCGAATATGTCTGGCTGGCATAACCTACAGTCAGCGCCTGTGGGTTGCTCAGGGTCGAAAGCGCAAACGATGAACTTACGTCCGTATTGCCGCTGAAGACCTTAAAGCTGCCTGTGGCCGGAGAGTAAGAAACAACGCCGCCGTTGGCATAGGCGAATAGTTGCACAGTCTCTTTGGTAAGATAACCACTAATTGCCGGAGTGCCATCGCCACCAGAAGCCAGTAGCGACCAGTTTGCTCCCGGAGGTCCATTACCAGCCGTAGATGTGTGGGCGACAGCGGCTGAATAGGTTGGGCCTTCCCGCTGCACAAAGTCGCCAACAAAATACTCAATTGATGAGGCTGACCACTCGCCCCTGTTTACGTTTCTTGTGGCATTGTCCTCTGGCTTATCGCCATTGTCATCAACAATCTCAGACCAATCGGCAGTCGTTCCTGCAACATCAATCCCAAGAATAAATGGGCTGTTAAGCGGATTGTAAATGGTCGGCGCAGTCGGTGTTATCGGAGCAACATCATCAGCATCCCATGCGTAGATAGCCGCGTTTTCTTCGACCAACGCCATTGGCACTTGACCGTCAAAGCGAATCTCTTGGCTAACAACGCGGAATAGTTTGTTCGACCAGCCCAATGCCTCAAGGTTTATGCGGACAACGTCACCAACCTGACAGCCCAATGCTTTGGCGTTAAAGGTTGTAGAGAACATTCCGCGATACTGATTGCGCTGCAAAACTTGCTTGGCAATGCGTTGCGCACGGCGACCATCTTCGACATATGGAAGATCAAGGGACATAACCCGCTCAATGCCGTCTGGGGCAGCAAAGCCGACTTCTGGATAGTCCACCATCTGATAAAGGCTGTTGGCTGAAGGATCGACATAACGGCCACGGGCAATGTTATAATTTTCTGTCAATCCGCGAGTTTGTTGCCAATCAAACCCACCGATCATATCGCTTTCATTAAAAGTAAGGACATATTCGGCAAGATCGTTCTTCATTGCCGTTACTGTCAACTTGCCGCCATTGTCGCGGAGCGTACCGTTCATTGACGCAAGCAAGTTGTTAATGATTTCCATGCGGTCATCAGCATCAGATGCTGTGCCGCTGGTGCGGTAACGCTTTTGAGTTCCGCCAATTGCCAAAGTTACGTTTTCATCACAGGCGTTGGCCGCTGTAATGAACGACTCCATGTCGATGCGGGTATAGGGAACACCACAGCCAACCGATAGCTTATTATTAATTTCCCAGCCAAGCAGCCACCATAGCAGTTGTAGGGCAGGATTATCGGTGTCATCCGCATTGGTGTATGCACCCCAAGTGCTTTGATCTGTGGCGCGGTGTGAGCCAGAGCCACCTGGCACAGTGCTATCTTTGCGTGGATCGTAAAGCAGAGCGCCGTCGCCAATAACAGTTACGCGGCTGGGCAAGCCACTTACCAGTGGACTCTCTGCTTTTTTGGTAAGACCAGTTCGCTTAATGCGAAGATGCAAATAAGCGCAGCCAGTAAGGCGACGGGTCGAACCCCATTTGCCACCACCGTTAATTGAAATGTAGTTGCCAGCCGTTCCCTCAGTGCGAACAGTAACAGTCAGATAACCAGAGTAAGTGCCTGTAACACCGCCAGCGAGTGTCCATGCTTGCTTTTCTTCAAACCATATCTCAGTAATTGAAGCAACTTTATGAGCCGCAACAGCAATAATATAATCAACATACTCTTGATCCGTACCGCTGGATTCGTGATAACGAAGGTCGAGAGGCATCGCTGTTGTGCCAAACACAACCTTTCGTGGCGTAGACGGGTCTAGGCTGACATTAAGGCGTGATATTTGTGTCTTTGGTATCTTTGGGCCAAACAGCGCCATTGATGCTGTAGAAAGGGCTAGTGAAGCTCCTACGGCAGCAATTGCGGCGGCGGTGGCAGCGCCAGCGCCAATTGCAGCGGCGATTGGACCTGATAAAACGACAAGCGCAACACCAACCGCAACCAATGCAATAGTTTTTAGAGTTTTACCCACGGCCTACGCTCCAGCATTTGTCCCATAAGGATCGGTTAATCCGCTCCAACCCATCGTCTGAAACAAAATAAGCGAAGCCACCCATTACTACACCAACGCTGCCATCAAAGAAAGCGAGGTCGCCGCGCTGGGCATGACCTATTTCTACTTCCGGAAACTTGGCGTCCATGGTCTCTTCAAGTGTTCCTGCGCCAATGTCCTTAATAACCTGTAGGCTGGTTTTAAGGCTGTCATACTTACCGCGAAATTCAGGCATAGGGTCTTCGCCAGTTATGGCCTCAACAGCCCCTGCGGCAAAAAGACAGCAGTCATTTATGCCATACTCAAACGGTTCATGCCGCTTGGTAGCGATATAGTCCGATAGGGATTCTTCCCAAGCAGATATTCTCATCTGAAATTTGCCATCCCATAATCGTTTTCGCCAGCGCCACCGCCACCGTAGCCATAGCTACCAGCTTCAGCCATGCCGTTCGCTGCCGCTATAGATGTTTCCGCACTAAGGTCACCAGCATCAAAAATGTTCTGAATAAGGTACGTCTTATTTTGTGCGCCAGCGATGCTTGTTAAATAGTTTTCAATGGTAAGAGTGACTGTCTGGCTTTCTGCGCCGCCAGAAATGCTTACCTCGTTCATGTACCCAGTGTAATAAGGTATTACAGAACCAACTTGGCTCTCATTCTGGTCAACGCAATAAAACCAAAGCCTAGCAATGCGCCCCTGCCATTTTGACTTGTCGCCAATAATAGCTAAAAAGTCAGCGTTGTTTACGATAAGACCGCTCATTGAAATTGCGACGGTATCAGAACCTGTTTCACTGTGCTTAACAGGAGATACATTTATTAGATTGTGATCGAAACTATCGTAAGTCCCATCCAGTTCAGTGTCGCCCGATCCTGAAATGACTTTGTCGTAAAGGCCGCTTGTGCCGCGCAGAACATCGCCAAAAAAGTCAGCGTAAATAAGCACCCGCCAATTAACGACTGTGGCTTCTAGTGCCGCCTGTGTGGTTGCGTCAACCATTAGAAGGACTCCCGTAGGTTCAGTGATAGGCTATACACATAACCTGTCTCAACTGAAAGTGTTGGCTCCTCCACCAAATACATTAGGCAAAACGGATTCTTGTATTCAATCGCAGCATTGTCCGAGGGCGAAACCCTGACAGGTGGCTCGAACGTCAGCACAGCCACGCCAGAGCCGTTGGATGTTACGTTCTCAGTCAACTGCAAAAGCTGGTTGTTAATGGTCACGAACTGACCCGCCTGTAAGACGGTAGTGGACAGAGGCCAGCCATCAGTGTTCAGCGTCCGGCCTGTCTGAGCAGCGCCGTTCACCAGTGGGGTTGCTGTTGCAGCCGACTGCGCAACAGGATCGACGGGAACCTGAAAGTCGTTTGCCGCACCACGCGATTTGGCAATGAAAGAGCGCCAAGCATTGATGCTGAGTGTGCCTACAATTGGAGGGAAGGTAATCTGTGCTTCCCACCAGCCACGGCCAGAGGCAAGCGTCTGACGCCGTCCCGTCCAATCAGATACGTTAGTCTGCGCTGGCATAACCAGCCGCCATGCCATGCCCTGTGGCCTTGGCGTTGAAGGATATGTGATTGTAGCCATTACTGCATTGCTCCACCGAGGCGCGGCCTACGAAGGTTTGAGATTGTGCGCGACTCTGCCGCTGCGATAATTGCAGGAGCAGCCTCAAGGATACCCTGCTGCACTTGAGCGCGGACAGCGGCTGGATCGTTTGAACCACGGGCGTCTACGCTAATGTTGAAGCTGCCTCCGCCGCCACCACCACGCATGTTGTGGTTTGGAATAATTGTGCCATTGCCGCTAGGAACAAATAGTTCTGGGCCGCGTTCGCCGACCATATATGGGGTGTTATTGGCTACAGAGCCACCTCGCGCCCTTAATGTAAGTGGCCTAAAATTGCCTGGGCTACTCATACCAACGCTTTGACTGGCGCTAGAAGCACCAGGGGTCGCAGTTGCACCACCACTAAGAGCACCAGTGATTAAACCAACAATCTGCTGCACAACAAACAGTTTCCACAACTGGTCAATCACCGCGCCGATGATGCTCCGCATACCATCTTTCCAAGACATTGCGCCAGTAAGCATACCCTTGAAGGCATCGCTGACAGAGTAGCCAAGGGATTCAAACGATTGATTAAGTTCATTCGTGCGGTTCTGGATTGCTTCCATTTCTGGACTGACTTTGGCGGTTGTCTCAAGTATCGCTTTAACTTGGTCTTCAGCCGCCTTGTTCATATCCTTTTCGTTTTCAGCAAGTTCCTTTGCAAATAGTTCTTCGTAAAAACCAAGAAGGCTATCCTTGCCCTTTTCCTTTATCTTTTTAGCTGCATCCGCGCCCTTAGCCGCGCCGCCGCCCGTTTTGTTCTTTGCTTTGTCGGCGGTGTTTCTAGCTGCCGCTAAAGCGTCAGCCCTGCTAGATATATCGCTGCCAACGATGAAATCAGTAGAAAGCGTTTTCCGAAACGCAGCGCCAACATCCGCAAATGTTTTTTTGCTAGTTCCAGCCCATTTATTTGTGATCATTTCAAGACGGCCAAAGCTAGCTTCACCTACGCGAAAGCCTAAACTAAAAATATCGGAAACTTGGTTGACGTAACCGCCCATCTTATTGATTGAGTTCTCAACCATTGCAATCAACGAGTTTACAGCGCGTACACCCACGTTGATTGTGCCAATAACCAACTCAGCGACCATGCCAAACGAATTGCTTGCAAGGATAGAGATTGAGTTTACGGCAATCACAAATGTGCGGATAAGGCCATTAGCGACCTTCTCGCCAACAACGCCAAGATTCTCAAAGAAGATACCAACGCTGTCAATCACAGGCTCAAGGGCCGTAAGTGCTGGTTGGACTGCCTCAATAGCGGGAGTTAAGCCGTTGGCGATTGCTTCACCAATGCTTTGGAACGTGGCAATAGCATAATCGCCGAAATTCGCCGTTGTCTCACTAGTCTCTTCAGTCTTGCCCTTAAACTGCTGAAGCAATACGGTTGCGCCGATAATGGCGATACCGAGAGGGCCAGCGATAAGACGACCCAGAGCGCCAACGCGGCCCTCCATCATAGACAGCGCAAAACCGATCTGACCAATCTGCTGGTTAAATGCTTGCGCTGGGCTTGCGCCAGTTGAAATGGAGGTCGCAAGGTCGTTGAACTGCATACCAAGTTGCTGTGCGCCTTGGCGGCTATTGCGAAGGGCTTTAGACTGTGCGTCCAGCGCATTGTTATAACGCTTGCCGTTGCGGATAACGGTTTCCGTAGATGCGGCAAGGCCAGTGTTAGCGGCGGCCAACTTCTTGGTTTCAGCCTCAAGCGCACCAACCCGATTAATCAGATTAGCGATTTGCTCCATGCCCTGCGTATGGGCAATGATATTGAAATCAAGATTTTGCTCGGCCACGTTTCTGGTTTTCCTCGCTCACTTTGAAGAACGCTACCCACTCGTTATACTCTTCAATTGAGATTTGTTCAATCTCCGCAATGGTTTTGCCGAGCCGATCCGCCAAGGTAATAAGATTATACCTAAGCGGATCGTTTCTTAGTTTTTTTCCTGCTCCTCGACGCTATCTCCGCTCATAAATGCAGCGGCGACAGTCGAGATTACGGATACTTCTTCACGCATCAGAACAGCCTTGTCCTCAAGCGTAAACAGCTTTTCGCCCTGACCATTCTCAGCCTTGAGAATGATAAGGTCAACCATTGCATCAAATGATGCGGAACCCAAAAAGTTAGGGTGCTTGCGCTGAATGCGGTTCAGTTCACCAGCAAGCAGAGGGCCATAATAGACCCTCTCTGGCTTGCCTTCATCACCCCATTCTGCAACGTCGATGTGACGCTTATTCGATGTCCGCTCTGCGATACGCTTGGCAATACTCATATTATTTCTTCCTTAATTATACAGCCGCGCTAGTCAAAGCCCCTGTTCCTTGAACAGTGATAGTGGATTCCACCATACCATCGAAGCTGCCTGTGATGGTCTTGCCAGTTACAATGGCTTGACCCGTGTAATAAACGTCAGTGGAAACTGCACCTTCTGGGTAAAAGCGGATAGCCACTTCAGCGCCAGGGATTAATGCGCCTTGGCCCGTGGTGTCTGTTTCGTCCCAGAACACATCAACCGAACCAGACCAACCTTTCAAAGTAGTCTTAAACGTGCGATAGCTATCGCCCATTGAAGTATCTTCAACAGTATCCGCAGTTTCCTCAACCGAGTACGAACGAATTTCAAGCACGTTGTTGGTCGAGCCAACGCGAACTGTGCCTTCTGAACCAGTATGGGTAGCCATGTCTTATCCTTACGCCAGTGTTGCTTCAGTCAAAGCACCAGTGCCTTGAAGCGTGATTGTCGATTCCACCATGCCGTCAAAGCTGCCAGTAATGGTCTTGCCTGTCACAGTCGCTGTTCCGGTGTAATACTTTTCAGATACGCCAGCCGACGCACCTTCTGGGAATACGCTGATTGTGACCTGAGCGCCGACTACAAGGGCAACCTGACCGTTCGTGTCAGTCTCATCCCAGAATACGTCAACGGAGCCTGACCAGCCCTTTAAAGTCGTTTTGAAGCTACGGTAGCTATCACCCATCGAAGTATCTTCGACAGTGTCAGCGGTTTCTTCCAAAGAGTAGGAGCGAATCTCTGCGATGGTGTTCGCGCCAACTTTGAGCGTTCCTTCACTGCCAGTATGCGTAGCCATTACTCAGACTCCTCAACTTTCTCTGCTTGAACCTTTGGCTTTGCAGCCTTCTTAACATCCCAGCCATTCGACTGGTATTGCTCTAGATCACACTCACAAGCGAGTATCTCGTCGCCAGTTTTGTTGTAAACTTTGACCATCTTCATCTTGGTGTCTCCACATCAGCTATGGATGTAACATATTCAGCAACGTAAGACAACCGAGCAGAGGCCGTTGGCTTTTCGCCTTCGACGTTAATGTCTACGTCGGTTTCAGTCAAAACGCAACTCTTAACTAATCCGTTGAGTGAAAAATCAGAGCCAATGGCATCTTCAATCAGAACACAGGCATCGTCAATTTCATTTACTATCGTCGCGCTTGAACCCTTGATATGAATATCCACCGTCAAATTCAGCGAACCGCGAAGAGTTCTGAAGCCTATGCTGACAAGCGAAGATGATTGACTGTTCGTGTAAACTACAGCCGCTGGCAGCTTTGCCTCATCCAAGGCATATGAACGCATCTTGTAGACGCGGCCAGAGAAGAAGGGTAAAGCACCAATTATAGTAGCCACCCTGTCCCTGATCTGTTGGTTCATGTGCGCCATTAGATCGACACCTGACAGTTATTTATCGCGGTTGTATATTGCACGTTGAATATCATTTTGCCGGAACCGATAGCCTTTTCTCCACCCGTTTCGACATCAAAGTCTGAACTTGCCAAAACACAGCTTTTTGCCAATCCGCCCAAAAAGAAATCATCTTCTACCTTGCTTATCAATTCTGCCGAAAACTGCTCAATGTTTTCAAATATATTTAGGCTTGATCCTTTGTTTACGATGTCCACCCTTAATTCAAGGTCGTGGGTCATTGTCCGCTGACCTATGGTCACCAGCCGAGATAGGTCAGTCGTAGTATAAACAATAAGCGCCGGAAGTTTTTCCTCATCAAGCGCATAACGACGGAACTTATACAGAGTACCTGTTTCGCCACCCTGCCTAGCTTCAAGCTTAACATTAAAACGATCTTGGATTACAATACCAAATCTATCAAAGATAAAGTTAACCAACAGGTCGGCAACATAGTCCCTGATCTGCTGCCGAACGTGCGCCATGTTACACCTTTTCGAGTATAAGCGTCGATACACCTGTGCCGTCTGTCAGGACAACGCGCACGTTATACGCGACAGAGCGAATGATGATTTCATCGCCGTCAGCGGCCAAAGGTACGTCAGCAGTGCGGCAAACAAACTGTGGCGATGGAATCGTAATGTCCATCAAATCTGTTGCGCCACGGCTGGCTTGAGGGGCATCAAAGATGCCATTAATAGAAACAGCACTGCCACCTACTCTTGTGTAAGTGGCAGTGTCTGCAAAATCATCGACTTCAAAAAAGTCGAGAATATCATTTGCGCTCTCAACGCCCATTCTTAGGACTACGCTTAATTACAGGATCACGATGCTCGACCTTTGGTGCTTCAGC